CTGCTGGCGTTATCTTTTTACCTACAGTAGGAAAAGCAATAAATAAAGTTAACGATATTGCTGGTAGTATTGGCGATGAAATAGAAGACGGAGAGACATTAGGGGAAATTCTAAGCGGCATTGGTCAAGTTATTATTGGTGCTGGTGGCGATTTAGTTGATGAAATATTTGGTGAAGAGGGAATCTTAACTGAAGTTCTTGGTCAAATTACCGGAGCTATTACAGATCCAACTAAAGCAGGGGCTGTTATTGGTGGTGTTTTGTCTAGTAGTTTCCCTTCAGGTATTCCTGACTGGCTTGGTGGCATCCTTATAGAAAATGTAACCGGAGCCGTCTATGGCGCTGCACGTAACGTCTTAGTAGATTCAGGAGCAGCAACAGAAGAACAACTTCCGCTTACTCAGGTAGACACAGAAACAGACCCTGATCCTAACACACTGTTTACCAACAGGGGCAACAACTACTTTGTCAACAGCGAAACAGACGAGTACTTCCAGTTAGCTGAAAGCGAAGACGTTGACTTTGAACTTAATGGTCAGTACACCAAAGAGCAACTAGAGGACACTGGACTAGAGACAATTAACTCTGGTACGTATCAGTCATTAGTAGATGACCTGTCGTTTCATGCATTAGAAGAAGATATCTATCAGTACTCTATGGAAGATCTGATAGCACGTTATGAAGAAGAAGGAGGCGTACTTCCCGGCGACTGGAAGTTAATGGATGAAGAGTCACGGTACAACTACTTCTTAGACGACTACTTCGACATTCCTCCTTTAATTGAAGACCCTGATAAAGATTCTGACGAAGACACAGACACAGACACTGATACTGATACAGATACTGATACAGATACTGATACTGATACAGATACTGATACAGATACTGATACTGATACTGATGACGACCAAGACGCAACCTCTATTGTTGAAGGTTTATTTGCTGATTTTTTATCGCAGTTAGACGAAGAGTTCACAGGTCAACAAGAGCAGATCAACGAGATTATTCAAAACTTTGTTGACAGTCTTCCTGACTTTAACGCAATGCCTACAATGGAAGACATTGCTGAGTACTTTGAAGTCAACGGTGTCACACTGTCAGAGCAAAACTTTGAACGTATACGTCAGGAGTTAGCTGATGCAGGTTACCTGACACAAGAGCAGTTGACAGAAGCATTGGCTGGTGTTGCTACTACTGAACAAGTACAGGAAGCTATACAGAACGCTGGTTTTGCTACACCAGAACAGGTGATGCAGTACTTAGCAGAAGCAGGATACGCAACGCCAGAAGACATTACTAACGCACTGGCTAACTCAGGGTTTGTTACAGAAGATCGTCTATTGCAGGCTTTAGCAGAGGCTGGGTACGCTACACCTGAGCAAGTACAGCAGATTGTTAACAACGCTATCTCTAACATTGTCATACCTGAAGGCGCTACTGCAGAAGAAGTACGACAGCTAATTCAAGAAGCTATTGACGGTATACCAGCAGGTATTTCTCTTGATGACGTAAGTGGCGTAGTTAACGAAGCTATAGCAAATATTGAGTTTCCCGAAAGCTTATCAGAAAGCGACGTAAGAAACATTGTAGGTAGTTTTGGTTTTGCAACTACTGAAGAAGTACGAGGAATAATTAACGAGGCCATAGCTGGTATTGTTATACCGGAAGGGGCAACAACAGAAGAAGTACGTGAGTTAATACAAGAAGCTATTGACGGCATTCCTGAAGGAATATCTTTAGAAGATGTAGGCGGTTTAATTAATGAAGCTATCGCTAACATTGATTTTCCACCCGGATTGTCTGGAGACGACGTTAGAAGTATTGTAGACAGCTTCGGGTTTGCTACTACTGAAAACGTACAAGACATAGTAAACACAGCTATTGCTAACATTCAGTTTCCTGAAGGAGCTACTACTGAGGAAGTACGCCAATTAATTCAAGAAGCTCTTGATGGTTTGCCTGAAGGCATATCACTTGAAGATATCGGCGGCATAGTCAATGAGGCTATTGCTAACATAGAGTTCCCTGAAGGACTATCAGAGGGTGACGTACGTGGCATTGTAGACAGTTTTGGTTTTGCTACTTCTGTTGACGTACAGGCTGGCTTTGATAATCTTAATGACAAGATTGACAACGTACTTAACGGTGTTGCTACGCAGTTTACAGAACAAGAAGCTGCGTTTGCTGCTGATTTGCTTGGGCTAGAAACCTCTGTATTCCAACAACTGGCGGCTACAGAAGGCGCTCTAAGAGACGAACTGTTAAGTTTAGGCGCAGACCTAAACAGCATTAGAACAGACTTCTCAGGACGCTTTGACGAGTTTGCAGATACCTTTGCTGCTTTCCAGACAGACGTTGGTGAACAGTTTGCTGATCTTAACGAACGCTTTGATGACGCTATCAACGGTATTGCTACGCAGTTTAGCGATCAAGAAGCAGAGTTTTTAGCCAGTATCACAGGGCTTGAAGCGTCTTTGATTCAGTCTCTTGCAGCAGTAGAAGGTGGACTTAGCACTGAACTAGAGATGCTAGGCACTGACCTAATATCTTTGCAAGAAGACGTAGCTAATCGTTTTGATGAGTACAGAGAGTTTACTGAGGAACAGTTTGGACTAGCATCTGATGAACGTAGGCAGTTACAAGAAGCACTGATTGCTGCTAACGGCGATATTAGTCAGTTAAGTCTTGACATGCAACAGCAATTTGAAGCGTTCGGTGGAACAATCAATGAGTTGTTTGCTGGTGTTGGTGTTGACATTGAGGCACTACGTCAAGGACAAATAACTCAAGACGAAGCTTTATCTGACTTTAGTGCGTACACAACAGAGCAGTTTGAAGCAGCTGCTGACGAACGACTTAGCCTAGCAGAAGAACTAATTAATGTTAACGGTCAAGTAACTGCCCTTAGTGAAGACAGTCAACGTAGATTTGAAGAACTAGGTCTGTCTCTTACTGATCTGCAAAACGAATTTAATGTTAACTTTCTTTCTTTGCAGGAAGGACAAATAAACAGGGACGAAGCGTTTTCACAGTTTAGAGATAACATCACAGGAAGACTAGACTTAGCAGAAGACGAACGCGAAGCAATACTTACTCGTTTAGAAGAGTCTGAAAGAATCTATGGTGAACAACAACAAGAGCTACAAGAACAGATACTAGCAGGAAACGTAATATCCGCTTTGTCTGCTGGTGGTATGTTTGCTCCGCCTGCTGCACCTAGAACAGTGCCGTTTAAAGACTACTTAGAGACGTTTACTTATGCTCCTTCAGTAAAGCCGCTTCAAATTCAAAAGACTCAAGTACCGCCACAAATAGACTATGTTCAAGAAGCTACAAGACTTGCATTAGGTAAACCTGCGCCAACACGTAAAAAAGGAATGCTGGCATGACGTATTTAAATTTAATGAACAATGTACTGCGACGTTTACGTGAAGAAGAAACCACGTCAGTTACTAGCACTACTTACAATAAGATGGTTGGTGACTTTATTAATGATGCAAAAAAGTTGGTAGAGGAATCAGCTGATTGGTCAGCCTTACGTTCTACTATTACTATTTCTACTACTGCATCGGACAACACCTATTCATTGACAGACGGCGGTGACAACGTAAAGGTTATGTGTGTTGTTAATGACACTAGCAACTTGTTTATGGAGTACCAAACAAAGGACTGGTTTAACGAACAACTGTACATTAGCAGTGCAGCAGAAGGCACACCACGGTACTACACTTACAACGGACTCGATGCTAGTGGTGATACGCAAGTACTAGTAGGACCAACCCCTGACGGTGTGTACAGCTTGCGGTTTGATGTGGTTAAACGACAGGGTGACTTAAGTGCGAATACAGATACGTTACTTATTCCGTCACAACCTGTTATTCATTATGCAATAGCGTTACTTGCACGTGAACGAGGTGAGACTGGTGGTACTTCTGTTGCTGAGTACTTTAGCATTGCCGATAAGTATTTGTCTGACGCTATTGCTATAGACGCGGCAAAGCACCCTGAAGAGATGGTATTTAGGACTATTTGATATGGCTCAAGAACTACGTAGCATCAATCTTGTAGCACCAGCGTTCAAAGGTATCAATACCGAAGACTCACCGTTGGCTCAAGATCCGTCTTTTGCTGAGATTGCAGACAACGCTGTGATTGACAAACGTGGTCGTATTGCAGCACGTAAGGGTTACAGCGTTATTACAACCAATAAAACAGCGTTAGGCTCTGGTTCTATCAGAGCTATAAAAGAGTTTGAAAGAAGTAGTGGTAGCAACGTAGTTCTGTCTGTAGGCAACAACAAGATATTCACAGGCACTACTACGCTTACTGACGCAACGCCCGGTGGCTACACGATCACTGCTGACAACTGGAAGATTGTTAACTTTAATGACAAGGCGTACTTGTTTCAAGCTTCTCATGCACCTTTGGTGTACGACGGCACGTCCGTAGTGCGTCTAGACTCAGTCTCTGGTGCTGCTGGTATTGTACAAGGTAACGAAATTTGTGCTGCTTACGGTCGTCTTTGGGTAACAGGTCTTAGCACTAGTCCTTCTACTGTTTACTGGTCTGACCTGTTGATTGGTCATGATTTTTCAGGAGGCACAAGCGGGTCTATTGACATATCTAAAGTGTGGCCTGACGGTTATGATGAGATTGTAGCGTTAGCAGCACATAACGGGCTGTTAATTATCTTTGGTAAGCATAGCATTGTTGTGTACCAAGGAGCAGAAGCACCAGCAACAATGGCACTGGCTGATACGGTAGCGGGTGTTGGTTGTGTTGACAGAGACACTGTTCAGTACACGGGTACAGATGTGTTGTTCTTATCGCACACAGGACTCAAGAGTTTTGGAAGAACAATACAAGAAAAGTCACTACCTATTAGTAGCCTGTCAGGAAACATTACTAAGGACATCATTAGTGCGCTACAGACAGAAAACACATTCTTTAGATCTGCTTACAGTCCTGAAGAAGGTTTTTATCTCTTAACTTTTGTAGGTCAGGACAATACCTACTGCTTTGACGTTCGAGGCACAACAGAGAATGGTTCTTACCGTGTAACACGTTGGCCGTCTACAGGGTTTACTTCTTATACAAGATTAGAAAACGGTACGTTTTACATAGGTACATCTGAGGGTATAAGTGAGTACAAAGGCTATCAAGATAACGGACTAGGTTATCGTTTTAAGTACTACAGTCCTAGTCTTACGTTCGGCGATAGCTCTCGCATTAAGATCTTAAAGAAGTTGAAGCCTACGCTTGTTGGTGCAAATAACGCAACAGTATTCCTTAAGTGGGCTTATGACTTTCAAGGTACTTATTCTACTGCAGAGTTTACAGTAGGAGATCAAATTACTGGGTTCTTCGGTGAGAGTGAATACACTACCGTAGAGTTTACTGGTGGTGCATTAACTAACCAACGTAGCCTTAACGCTACAGGATATGGAACAAGTGTTGTTGTAGGACTAGAAGCAGAGATAGATGGTTCACAACTATCACTACAGGAGATTAACGTAATGGCTTTGATAGGAAAGCTACTTTAACGGGAGTAAGACATGGCTGTAGCTACAGACGATATTTCAACAGGCACTGTTTACGATACAGATGACATAATGGACATGGCTGGAGAAGGGCAGGCTGGAGGATTGACAGGGTTTTTAAGCGGTCTTGGATCCTTCTTATCTGACCCTAACGTTATTCTTCCCGGAGTCCTTGGTGGTCTTTTAACAGGAGAGGCTTATGGTCGTCTTAGTGACATAGGACGACAAGCTAGAACAGGTGCTGAAGAACTAGCAGCAAGACAGTTAGAGATGTCGCAGTTTAAACCGTTTACTGTGACTACTGCTACTGGTGCTGGCTTTGGTTCTATGATGACTCCTGAAGGTACTCTTCAGACCACAATGACGTTGTCTCCTGAAGAACAAGCGTTACAGCAACAACTGCTTAGTGGCGCTGGTGGTTTCTTTGGACAAGCAACGCAACCTAGAGAAGAGCGTGAACAAGAGATATTCCAGCGTATGCGTACCGCTATGTCTCCTGAGGAGCAACGGCAGCGTCTAGCACTGGAGCAACGCTTGGCTGCACAAGGCCGCTTAGGTACTCAAACAGCTGCGTTTGGCGGTACTCCTGAAGCACTGACGTTAGCTAAGGCGCAAGAGGAAGCACGTAACCAAGCGATGATAAGTGCAATGCAACAAGCACAAGCAGAGCAAATGCAACAAGCAGCGTTAGGACAGCAGTTCCTTGGTGCAGGTTACGTACCACAACAACAGTTGATAGCTGGTATTCAGCCCGGCGTTGGACAACAGCAGCTAGAGCAGCAGTCTCGTCAGTTTGGTGCAGGTATGTTCGGTGAAGCTACTATGTCTGGTCTTGAGGCACAGCTTATCGCAGAACAAGCAAGAGCTAACTTGTTGGGTGGTGTGGGTTCTAACTTGTTGTCTGGTGCTTTAACCCCACAAAAAAGCGGTTCCACAGATGCACTAAATATATTAAAAGGTTTAGGTATATTTGGTTAATAAGGTAGGAATAAATTATGGCTAAGTTTTCACAAACATTTTTACAGGGTCTTCTCCAGCCTTCGTACCAACAGGGG